AATCATAGAAGGCATAAATCCATTTTGAACTTGGTTTAAGTGGAATGAAGCTATTTCATATTCTAATGCTATCCACGGAACACAACTAATGTATTCTGGCATTCCATAATACTCTTGTCCTGGTCTATATTCTTTAACATAAAGGATTTGAGTTCCAACTGGGTTCTTTGGATTATAAGCTGGGTATTTTTCTGGTCCAAACTTTCTTAAATTAGACCAATCGTTAGAATAAAAGATATGTTTTCCATCCTCACTTAATCTAATCTTATTTACTGGTAGATAATTAACCTCAGCTATTTTACTTCTATCTTTTGAATAGATTATCTCCAAGGCATAAGCTCCAAATACTTCTAAATCATAAGCACTTCTAAAAGCTATTTCGTTTATAGACATTTCGTTATAAGGATTTGCTAGGAATTGTGCTGCTTGTCCGTCTATACCCTCTATGTTAAAACCATTACCAGCAATCATCATTGCTTTTCTTTTAAGAATAGCGTTGTGTTTAGCACTTCTATTCATCATAGTAATCAAGTAATCAGGATAAAGGTTGTCGTATCCATAGGATATGTAACCTGCTCTTGTAATCCTTTCAGTATAAATGGGTAAAGATTCTGTCGTAGTTTCGTTAAGATTGAAATTATGAACCAGAAACTTTGTTTTGTTTTCTTTATCTTCCATTTTGTGTTTTTATTTTATAGTTCTGTAAATGCTTTTATAGTATCACTATCACTTTGAGTAAATGCTGTTGGCTGACTTGGTGCGAACCAGTTAAATCCATCAACATCTGTTATTTGTAATATACCATTCTCTGTTATATAAGAAGCAGATGCTGTATTTAAGTTATATTGAGTTGGCATCTTATAAACAGTAAAGTTATATTGTCCTGCCTCAGCATCTATCATAACAGAACCAGTCATACTAATACTTGATGTTCCAACTGATACAGTGAAACTATCATAATAAGGTGAGTCACTCCAATTATCAGGTGAAAAAACATATTCGTCAAAAGTATCCGAACTTACAATTCTAAAAGTGTAATAGTCCAATGCTAAATCTTGAGCAGAACTACCAGCAGTTCTATCTTTATTGCTCAGTAATACTACTTTCGTCGGTGTTGTTGTTGATAAGTATATCATTTACTATTTTTGTTTTTTTAGTTTCAATAACCTCAAATAAACTCGGGTATAATTTATACAAATGTGGATACATTCTAGCATCTATAAATTTACCAACTACATTTTGGTTTTGTTGTGGTATATAAATAGCCATATCCTCGTATCCTGCTCTTAATTTCAATTCCATATCTTGTATTTATTTAACTATAATATACTTTTATCCTGCTTTTTCTAAACAATTTAAAATAAAAAAAGCCCCCAGAGCGGAGGCTTAAAAAAGGTTGAATATGAAACTATCCTTTTTTTAGTTTTGTAGTGGTTAAGCAATCACAGACAACGCTGCTGCTGTTTCTACCAAGTAAGCTGGGACTGGTTCTTTCGTCATAAAGGTTACGACTGAACCATTTAAGTCACCATAAGCTTTTCCAGTTCCTGGTGTGGAAGCGGATACTCTAACTGGGTTTTGATAACCCATAAGGTGATAAGCACCCCTTTGGTCCTTGATAATTATTCTCCATTTTCCTTGACCTAATAATAAAATTTTATTTCTTAAAGCCGCGTCCAATTTGTGAAGTGTTATGCTAAGGGTAATCTCGTAGAACGACGTTCCGTTCTCAATACTGAATACTCCATTTTCTGTATATGATGCTGTTTCAATTTCTTGTTGGAAAGTATAGAAAGATACAGTAGCACCTGAAAAAGTTCCGATGATATTATCTACTCCTAAAACATAAGTTAAATCTGTTCCATTCCATTCACCAATATACACTTCCGCAACACCACCGATGTTGTCTCTACATCCTAAACTATATCCTGTTGTTAATAAACATGCCATTTTGTGTGTTTTTTATTTTTCTTAACTCTTTCGGGGCTTTTACACCCCTTATTGAGTTATATTTTTTATTCTAAATTATGATTTTTTGATAACCACATAAGCTGGGAAAGCAACTTGTGCCCCAACTTTTAATTTAGAACGGAAGTAAGTGATGTTATCTCTAATATCATACCAGAATTGGAAACCATCTCCGTTTCTTGCTTCACCGAATGAATCAGTTCCGAAGTAAAGGTTAGATGATGGAGTCAATACCATTATGTCTGTAGCGTTAAGACCTCTTGTAGCAACGATTCTAACATTAGTGTTAGTATAGTTGTCTAATACCCAAGTGTGAGCTTTTTGTCCGTCATATTGAGTAAAGTAATTACCTTGTCTCAATGCGTTCATTAATACTCTAAAATTAGCGTGAGACATAAATACTGTTAAATCTTCTACTGCTAATACATCGCTAGGGATTTGAGCTATCATGTTATCAACTACATCTATTGCTGTTGCTACTGTTAATGCTCCCGTAGCTGTTGCTGCGATAGTTGAGTTAGTTGCTGATGTGTAAAGTAAAGTATCTAAGATACCAGTAGCCAATGATAAGTTACCAGAACCTGCACCTGGAATAAGTGCTCTTGAAGATGGAGACGCTTTCCAGAAGATATCTTCTACTAATTGACCGATTTTCTCTACTTTGTTAGCAAGGTATAATTCGTTAAACGCTTCTGGTGCGAACTCATTGTAAGAACCTTCTTTTGCTAATTGTCCTATCCAATACTGCTCAAATTCGTCTACACATACAGATTCTTCCACTTTAATTGGAGAAACTTGAATGTCTCTTTGGCTCAAAGTTGTTGAACCTGTTGGGCTAATTGTTCCACAGCCACCCGCTGCTGCTGTAAGAGTGTTAGTTAAGATATTGATACTATCTGCGTATTTTACCCCAGTTTGAATTGAGATATAATCAAATGTAGTTCCTACCAAAACTGCCTCTTTCAATAATATACCAGACAATTGGTCTGTATATTTAGTTAATGATGCTAAATTTAATGTTGCCATTTTCTATATTGTTTTTTTTATTTATTACTTTCTGTAATTATTTTCTTGATGCTCTTGCTCTTTGACGAATAGCCATAATGTCTACCGCTCCAAAACCTTCTTTCTTTTCTTCAACTGATTTGAACTCTGTTGGTTCAATAGCAATTGGAGTTGTTGATGGTTCGCCAGATACTTTTGATAACTCTTGTGCCATTTTGTTGTTAGATTTAGACATTTCTTCTAACATCTTTTCCATTTTAGCAACTCGTTCCATTAAAGCTTTCATTTCTTCTGGTTTGTATCCCATTTCTTCTTCTGTTACATCCTCTTCTTCGGATGCTTCGCCTTCTGGTGATTCTACTTCTACTTCAACCTCTGCTTCAACTGGTGTTTCAGTAATTGCGATAGCGCTTACTTTACCAGATACAACAGAAATCGTTTCGCCTGAATCTAAAGTATAGTCGCCATCAGCAAGTGGAATGTTATTTCCATCTACATCAACAGTAAATACTTCCGAACCAACTACACATTCCTCATCAGGACAATTAATCATCAAGTCTCCTGCTTTGATTTCAGCGAATTTTACTTCACTCATCATCAAAGATTTCAACTGATTCTTAATACTCGCGATTAATTTAGTTTTATCCATTTTAATTTATTTGTTTTTTATATACTATAATATACATATAGTATTGTTTTTTCTAATTTTGTAGAAAATTATTTTAATTATCTTAACGAACCACCTGGTTGGTAATCAACTTGTGGGTCAATTAAGTATTCCCATACAGCAGCACCAACAGATGGACCTTGTCCCTCTACCCAAGAACCAAACTCGTTTTCACCAGTTGTTCTACATACAGCATCACCTTTTACTATTTTCTCAAATGTATCTAAGTCAATATCAAAGTAAGTATAGTAAGAACCATCGTTAAATTTAATAACCAATTCCTTTTTAGTATCAAAATACTTAACCCTATCCACATTTGACGAATCAGTTACAATAACACCACTGAAAATCTGGATTAAATCCTCCTCTGTTAAATCATCTATCGTTGCTTCTCTACTTAAACTAACTAATTGTTGTCCTAATAAACCTTCAATAGAAAAACCAAACTTACCATTACCTTTTACTTCCTCGTTCCAGAATTTAGTATCCTCAATCTTAACCATAATCATATAAGTTCCTACTGGAACCTCAAATCCATACTTTCTTGACTTATCATAAACTGAATCTTCAACAATCCAGTCCTCCATTATAAACCCATCTACCATTTGGTTTGAGTGGTCTATGTTAATCTTTCTATTTGAACCATATTTGTTAAACTTTTCAACCATTTTGTAAATAGTTTCCGATGTGAATGTAACATAGTATTTACCATACTTATCATCTTCACGATATATTCTCATATCTGGAATTAAAGCCGGTCCAACTATAATTTGTTTATCACCATCTGCTTCCTTAAAAGACATAAGTGATTTCTCGTTAGAAAAAGCCATCCCCTTCATAGAAATAGCAGGGTCATCAACGAGTGATATTAAAGCAATTCCAGTATCATCATTTTCTTCAACGACAATTTGATAAACTGGTAGTTTATCCATATCAATTTTCTTAATTTTACCTTTCATCATTTATATATTAATTTTTATCTTATCGTTGCTCTGTCTTCTATAACTCTTACTCTATTTTGAGTTGATGATATATCAGTTTCAGTAACATATACTCTTTGCATTCCACCATTTGGACCACCAGGCGTCATTTCTCCTTGTCCTAAACCAAAGAATTGTGCTGGTTGGAAGTTAGATGCGGCTGATGAACCACCATCACCAGCGCCACCACCTACACTTGGAGGACTTGGAGCCGTTGGAGTTCCACCACCTTCAAATTTAGATGCCGCAATCTTAGCGATGTTAGCAGCCGTTGTTATAGCAGCGAACGCTAATGAAGCAATACCTGCTGGATTGGGTATAGGTCCAATTGCTATTGGTGCTTGTGCTAATGATGTCGTAATAGATTTGAATCCATCAATAACAGCCATACCTAATTGCATCGCTTTATTAACTTGGAATTGTTTTTTAGCAGCGGCTATTTCCTCTGCTGAACCTTTTACTAAGTTTCTTTTCTTAATAGCAAATACAGCGTCTGCTAGGGCTTGTCCTGCTGCCATTCCTTTTTGGGCAGTTTCTAATGTTGCTGCCAATTCAGCCTGTTTAAGAGCCTTTATTTGTTCTGTTGTATTTGTTTCAGCAGTTACCCTTTGTTGTCTATAATTTTCCTCAATCTGTTCTCTTTGAGACGCAGTTAATTCTGTGTTAGCCAACTCCGATGCCATCTGGTCGTTTAACGATTGGATTTCTAAGTCCTTAATCTCGTTTAACTTAGCTATTTTAGCATCAGTAGTCATCGCTTCATTATCTAACTCAAAA